ATCAGTTGCTGGCCATCCGTCGAGGTCCGGATGTAGCCGAATTCGCGGGGATCGTCCGAATGAATAGGCTGTTCCTCGGCGTTTCCATTCATCAGCACTTGCCATCCGGCATTCAGCAAATCAGCCGATGGCGTTGTGTTTTTTGAAGCCCACCACAACCCGCCACGGTGCGCTGCAAACGTCCCCCGTGGATAAGATTTGGCCGTATCGATCGTCGGCAAGATGTCGATCTGCAAAGCGTCACGTCCATGCTCACCATCGCGACCGTCTTTGCCGGCCATGCCGTCACGTCCGTCTTTCCCTTCACGGCCGTCTTTTCCATCGATTCCTTTTTCGCCACGTTCGCCAATCTCTCCGCGTTCACCGCGCAATCCCGTTTCGCCTTTATCGCCCTTTTCTCCTGTCTCACCCTTTTCACCCGGCTCACCGCGCTCACCCTGAACACTAAGACCCCGTGCGCCTTGCTCGCCGCGTTCTCCGATAGATCCAGGTTCCCCTTTTTCTCCAGGCAATCCCCGTTCACCAACCTCGCCGCGTGGACCAATCGGCCCGATGTCGCCTTTCTCTCCAGCCTCACCACGCTCGCCGCGTTCACCACGTTCTCCGGAATCCCCCTTGTCGCCTTTGATGGATTCGCCAGGATCGCCCTTGTCGCCCTTTTCTCCGCGTTCACCTTGTCTCGGTTCGGGCATCGACCGAAATTTTTCATCGACAAGATCGGTTAAAGCCCGGAGTTCAGTTGAAATCCATGTTCTAAGTTTCTCTTCAGTTCTACTGGCGTGCTCGCGAACGACTCGCGCTACCGATATCGCAAGCGCTGAGATTTCCCAAGGTTCCATTACGCGAGGGCTTCTCGTAATTGCTCTTCAAAGGAATTCATGGCGTGCTCCATCATGGCCCGGGTTGGGGTTGGCGGTTCAGGTTCCGGCTTAGGTGCCGCTAATTGTGGAGGTGGAGTCTTTGACGCGAATGGATCGTCTTGCGCATCACGTTTGGCAAGGGCCGCGAGGCTGTAGTTCTGCTGCTGGACCATGGGCGATTCGCCGCCCTTCACGTCGGAGTAATTGGCGCGGAATCGCGCTTCATTCGGTGCGAGCCATCCACCACCGACGCCGAGATTGTTCGCCGCGTACAAGCCAGCGGTATCCATGCGCAACAGATTGTCGAGATCCATTTCGGTCCCGATGCCTTCCGGCAGCGCGAATCCTTCATCTAGGCAAAGCTCTAAGCATTCGAGCAAAGGCTGTAGGCAGTCGGTGTAGTACATGAGCGTCAAGGCTTCTGGCCCATTCGAATACGGCGGCAACGCTCCACCGAGTTTCCATTCGGGATAATGAAACGCCCGCGCGACATCCGATACCGTCCACTGCAATTGCTGAATCGTCTGCGATGCTTCAGCCGTCAGGGTCATCTGTTCAAACTTCAATCCATCCCCAACGACCGCAATCTTTCCAGCATTCACGCCTGTATAGCCAGCTTCAAAACGTGCCTTCACCCGCGCGGCCGCTTCATCCGTAATCATCCCCGGCGCCGTCAGAATGCCGCTCGGCCGTGCCGCGTTTTGGTAGAAATTTGTCGAACTCGACTGGATCCGATTCCCCATCGTGACGGATGTTCCGCAGGCATAAATCGGCGACACGCCAACCAGGGGATGCCACAGCGGGCACATCCGATCGTGGATGATTTCGGATGCAGGGACGGTAATCGAGTCTTGAACGTCGGACAGATAATCCGGACTCAGTTCGTACCAGACACTTCCATCTTCAGCGACGAGGACCTTGACGCGCAGCGGGTCGAGCACGTACAGCGCGACGACAACTCTTTCACGATTACGTTCTTTGAGAACGTAGGTGTTCCCGCTCAGCAGTTTTGAAACAATCCACTGTGTCAGGAATTGAATACGGTTTTGATAGTGATTCGGCCTGTTTAATACCGGAATGACTTCCGATGCCTTTGAATTGCCGTGAGGTTCGGTGATTTCTTCCCAGATTCCGCCGGAGTTCTCATCCAGTTTAATCCGCATCTTTGCAATGTCGCTCGCAATTCCCGTCACGCACGCATAGAGCGCGCTGAACGCGAGCAACGTTTGTTGCGGATCAATCGTGATGTTCTTCTGCCACGCTCCGGTGAAGGGTTCGCGAATTGGGCCCCACCAATTCCACCACGAGTTCGAGTTGACGGATTGAAGATTCTGCGCCGCACGCTTACGGACGATTTCGAAGCCGAGAATGTTCACTTTATAATGACGCGATGGAACGACAGGTTACTGCGATGTATATGGAAGATGTTCCCTGTTTGGTATGCGAGCACGTTAGAAACGAACACGCCTACGGTGATAAGTATGGCGAGCCCGCATCGTGGTGCGAAGTGAAGGACTGTCCGTGCGTTGAATTCTTCGCGTCGGTTACCGATGACATTATTTAATCGGCCGCATATCTCGACGCTTGTAACGTCCGGGTACGCTGACGTGACGTTCATCCACGGCTGGCGTCGACTCTGTCACCCGCTTCGCTAATCCCGTCACCAGCAGGGCATCAAAACGAATGTCTTCGGTGTCGGCTTCGTAAATGTCGCCAGTCTTCCGTGCGACCTTCGCCCACTCGTGATCTTGTAAGGCAACGACTTTGACGAGTTTCATAAAAAGAAATAAACGGGCCCGAAAAGAGAGGGAGAGAAACGGGCCCGTGGCGAAGACTAACTCAGTTAGCCTGTGTAGCTCGCATTACTCAGGTAATACACTGATGTGGAGCGAGCCTTTTTCCAGGTTATGTACTGTTCGCACTTGATTGCAACTAAATTTCTTTGGTAAAGGCTTACTAATGAAGTAGTTGCAGGCGAAGCGTTCGGTGCATCGTCCATCAGAATCGATGCCTGATTGCTCGCGTCGATCATGATTCCGCCATCATCCGCCAACAGAATTTCGCTCGCGTTCATGAAGATGATTTTGTTCCCAACCGCTTCACTCACGACCACCGGGATATTCAGCACGGTTCCCCCCGTCAATCCCAATGTGGGGTAGAGGAAGTTGCCGAGCGAATCTTTCAACGTGCTGACGTTCAACGCGACCGTGCTCGACATCAAGATCACCAACTGCGAGAGGTCGTAATTGGCCGCAATGAATGTCGCGAGTGCCGTCTTGAAGTCCGTCAAGAACGTTGCCGCAGTAACGCCTGTTGCCGCTGAGGTCGGCGCATTCCAGAGCAAACCCGCCGGCGAAACGTTCACGCTTTCAATTGTCGTCGAGATGAACTGTGTATCGAGATACTGCGCAATGTCTTTCGCAATCGAAGATCGCACGACCGCTTCCGCGCTTGGACTGGAATAGCGAATCAGTTCTTCACTCAATACCGTCATGACGACGGCTTTCGCCCAGCGCAGCGTGGCCGACGTGAACGCCAACGCACTAACGGGTTTCGCCTGAGTTTCACCAACCCAGTTCCCCGTACCACCACCGGTCTGGATGGGAACGACCACGTTCGGCGGCACGCGCGTGAGATTCGGAATCCGCCCGATGATCGACAGGGGCCGCAACAATTCCAGAAACTCACTGAACATCGTTTGCGCTGCAGGAATCAACGGTGAGGCCCATGTCGCATGGGTCGTTGTTCCGACAAGCACCTGAGCGCGTGATCCGACATTGGTGCGGAAAATCTGCTCCAGTTCCGGCTGGTCCGGCCAGTACGTTTTCGACAGGTCTGCGGCACGGTGCATGTCGTTCTTCGCTTCCACCGTCGCCATCACCCACCTCGAGAATGTCGTGCCTTTCGGGAGATTGGAGCGAACGCTGATCACGCGGGACTGTTCCTGAACGCCGCCGCGTGTTGCCGCCGCCTTTGCGGGAGTGTCGGTGTTTTCCGGCGTGACTTCTGCGGCTTTCTGCAGCAAGGTCGCATTGCGCGACTTGAGCAGCGTGATCTTATCTAGCCAGCGCTTGTTCTCGGCCTGCTTGTCTTTGATCTCCGTATCTTCGTGCTCTTCAAAACTGCGTCCATCCGCAGCCGCAATGAGTTCGTCGATGCGCTTCTCATTGACCAGTACAGTCCCTTCTAACTCGGTAATCTGTTCAGCTATGGTCTTCATAGCGGT